CTGAAAAAAATTAGAAAACAAAAAAAAGAAGCAGCAGAAGAAATGGCAGACCTTGAGTTTGAATTGGGTAAACAGCAAAAATCTAAAGGTGTAATATTACCTCAAAAAAAAATGTTAGGTGAAATTGATAAAGGAATAAAACCTAAAGACCCATCATTACCAAGAAAAAGCCCTATGTTTTCAAGAGGCGGAAGAGCAGCAATCAGAGGTTTTAAGTTTGGAGGTATAAAATAATTGGCGACCTCAGGAACTACATCTTTTGATTTAAATATAGATGACATCATTCAAGAAGCTTATGAAAGGTGTGGTGTTCGCACTAACTCTGGCTATGATTTAAAATCTGCAAGAAGAAGTTTAAATATACTATTTTCTGAATGGGGTAATAGAGGTGTTCATTTATGGAAAGTTGAATTGAAAGAACAATTACTTACTGCAGGAACAGCTACTTATACTACACCATCAAATGCAAACGATGTGCTAGAAGCTTACATCAGCACTACTACAAGTACCACAACTTCTACTAATGATGTATCTTTAACTAAAATAAGTAGAAGTGAGTTTGCTGCTTTACCTAATAAAGGTTCTAGAGGACAACCTAGTCAATATTATGTGGATAGGCAAACAACACCAACAATAACTTTATATCAAACACCTGATGCTACTACTTATACATATTTAAAATATTATTATTTAAAAAGAATAGAAGATGCTGGAGCATACACAAATCAGGCTGATGTGGTGTTTAGATTTATACCTTGTATGGTAGCAGGTTTAGCTTATTATTTAAGTTTAAAAAGAGCTCCACAATTATCTCAACAAAGTAAACTATTGTATGAAGATGAGATACAAAGAGCTTTGACAGAAGATGGTCAAAGAACCTCTGTATATATTACACCACAAACATACTATCCAAGAGGTGTTTAAATGGCATACGCTAGAGGTAAACACGCTAAAGCAATATCAGACAGATCAGGCATGGAGTTTCCATATAAAGAAATGGTTACAGAGTGGAATGGTTCTTTTGTTCATGTTTCTGAATTTGAAGAAAAACATCCACAGATAAGAAGAAAACATATTAAATCTGATGCAATTGCTTTAGCAAATGCTAGACCTATGCATCCTGACACACATAAAGATTTTGTTCTGTATGTGGATAATGGTTTCAATAATGTTAGTATGTCCCCTGAGTCAAGTGATAATATTTTAGGAACTAAGTTAACATCTTTTGAGTTAACTGCATCTGTTGGAACTAATTTTACTGTGGTAATATCATGACAATAACTCATTCAAATTTTTTAACACAAGTTAGAAGCTACACAGAGGTAGATTCAAATGTTCTAACAGATACTTTGATAGATCAATTTATAAGAAATACAGAAATAGATATAGCTAATAAAGTTGATTATGATGATATAAGAGAATATGCAATAACTTTACAGTCAGGCACTTTAAGATATTTAAATGTGCCAGATGATTGTATTAGTGTTCGTTCAGTTCAAATCATAGAAAACAATGTTAGAGATTTTTTAGAAAAAAGAGACACTTCTTTTATAGCAGAATTTAATCCAACTAATGCAACAGGACAACCTAAGTATTATGCAAACTGGGATGATAAAAATATTTTACTTGCTCCTCAACCTGATAAAAATTATGAAGTTCAATTACACTACATAAAAGACCCTGCTCACTTTACTTCAGATGATAGTACATTTTTATCACAACATGCAGAAAATTTATTATTGTATGGTGTATTAGTAGAATGTTTTAGTTATTTAAAAGGCCCTATGGATATGTACAAACTGTACTCAGATAAGTATAATGAAACTATGCAATCATTTATGCTTACACAAATGGGTAAACGTAGACGTGCAGATTATGATGATGGTGTAATGAGATTACCTGTGCAATCTCCTTCACCTTAACTTTTTAGGAGAAAAATATGGCAATAACAACAAGTGCAATATGTAATGTTTTTAAAACGGATGTTTTAAAAGGCGTACATAATTTTAGCAATCCTGGTGGTAATAGTTTTAAATTATCTATGTATACTTCTAGTGCTACTTTGGGAAAATCAACAACATCTTTTACTTCAGATAATCAAGTATCTTCACCATCTGGTTACACCAGTGGTGGTAAAGCTTTAGTGACAGTAACACCAACTTTAAGCACTGATACTGCTGTAGTAGACTTTGCAGATTTAACTTTTGTAGGTGTATCACTTACAGCTAGAGGTGCTTTAATTTATAATGACACAGCTTCTGGAGATCCAGCAGTTGCAGTTTTAGATTTTGGTGGAGATAAGACAGCTACATCAGGCACTTTTACAATACAGTTTCCAACTGCTAATGCTTCAGATGCTATTATAAGAATAGCTTAATACTAGGAGATTAGTTTGTGACGACTAGAACTTTTACTGTTACAGTAGTCGGTGGTAATCCCTCTAATCACCCTTACTATAATGTAGGTTCTAGTAATAAATATGCGATTGATGGTTCTACTGCTACAGCGGATGTAACTGTATATATAGCTGAAGGTGGGACATATGTATTTGATCAATCAGATGGCACAAATGAAAATCATCCGCTAAGATTTTCAACGACAGCTAATGGCACTCATTCAGGTGGTTCTGAATACACAACTGGTGTAACTACTACCGGAGTGCCTGGCAATCCAGGAGCAAAAACTACAATCGTAGTAGCTAATTCAGCACCAACTTTATATTATTATTGTAGTAATCATTCTAATATGGGTTGGACAGCTAATACTCCAGCTTCTGATACTTGGGGTGTATTAGCTTGGAATACAGGTCAATGGGGTGCTCAAAATGATGTTACTTTATCAGTAAGTGGTTTAAGCACTAGTTCTGCTGTAGGTGGTAATACCATAGATGCAGAAATAAATTCTGGTTGGGGCAGAGGCGGTTGGGGTCTCTTAAACTGGGGACAAGCTATAGGTGGTGTTGATGTTTCTGTTACTGGTGTAAGTGCAAGTGTCAGTGTTGGAACTCTTGCATCTGCAGAAGGTTTAATTGAAACTGGTTGGGGCCGAGGAGGCTGGGGTAATAGGGTTTGGGGAGACACTTATTCTGCTTTACCTTCAGGAATTGCAGCTACTTCTGCTATCGGTACACCTGTAATTACAACTGATGTTGTTGTTTCAGTTACTGGTGTTCAGGCTTCTCTTACTAATGATGATGCAACTGCTACTACAAGTGTCACAATCACCCCAACAGGGTTACCAGCAACTTCTTCTGTAGGCACTGCAACAATTGCAGGTACTGGTGATGTTATTGCTACAGGTTTATCAGCTACATCTTCTGTTGGAACAGCAGTCGTAGCTCCTAGAACAATAGCTGATGCTACTGGAGTAGGGCTTACTTCTTCTATTGGCACAGTAAGTATAGCTTTTGATAGTTTAATTGCTGTTACAGGTGTTTCTGCTACAGGTTCTGTTGGCTCTATTACACCAGTGTCAACGTATTCAGTTACTGGTGTTTCATCAACTTCCTCTGTTGGATCTATTGGTATGACTGGAGATGTAAGTGTTAATGTTACAGGAGTAGTATTGACGAGTTCGGTAGGAAGTGTAATAATAATTGTATGGAACAGGATAGATACTGGTACACCTGTGACTTGGACTAAAATAGTAACAGCAGCATAAAGGATTTAATATATGGCATCTACATACTCAGCAGATTTAAAATTAGAGCTTATGGCTACTGGTGAAAACGCTGGTACCTGGGGAACAAAAACAAACACAAATTTACAATTAGTACAACAAGCGATAGGGGGCTTTGAGCAAGTTACTTTATCAAGCGGTGGTACTTTGGCATTAGCAATGTCAAATGGAGCAGTATCTAACGCAAGAAATATGATAATTAAGTTTGCAACTATTACTGCTGCATCAAGTACAGTTTGCACTGTACCAGACAGTATGGAAAAAATGTATATCTTTGATGTAACAGCAGTTACAAATCCAACTAACTTAACTATTAAAACTGCAAGTGGAACTGGCTTTACTCCTGATGCACAAAAAATATATTTTGCTTATGCAGATGGAACTAATTTAAATGAAATATCTCTAGACACTTTGGGTGGTCTCACTCCGACCACTCAAGGAGGAACTGGTCTTGCATCTTTAGGAAGTGCAGGACAAGTTCTAAAAGTTAATAGTGGTGGTAATGCTTTAGAATATGGAAGTGTTATCACAGATGTGGTGGGGGATTCGAGTCCGCAGCTTGGAGGGAATTTGGATGTGAATGGCAACGATATAGTGTCTGTTTCTAATGGAAATATTGACATAATTCCTAATGGAACTGGTCGTGTAGTAATTGGTGGCTCAATGGATAGTAGTGTTTCTTCTACTGGTAAAGCTGCTGTGTTTGGAATGTAAAGGAGGCTTAAATGGCAAGTGAAGTATTTAAAGTATCATTAAACGCAGGAGTTACAAACTCAGAGTCTGTAGTTCTGAATGGCGTAAATGGTCATACTTACGTTATATTATCAGTCATAGTAACAGAAACTGCTGGTGCAGCAGAGACTTTTGATATGTTCATTGATGATGGTGGCGGAGGTACAGATTATGAAATACTTTCAGACCAAGCAATCGGAGCAAATGAAACTTTTGTGTTTAACGACAGATTAGTTTTAGAAGATGAAGACCATCTTTGTGTTCAA